CACCAGTACCAGCACCCGTACCAGCACCCGTACCAGCACCTCAACTTTCTTATCCTTTGATTCCTCCTGGTACTCAAACTTTACGATTTGATGAATGGATAAACCAACTAAGACAGTTAACACCTTCATTTTTTGATTTATATATTGAAGCCTCATTAGAAGGATTAGCAAACCCTATGAATGACATTGCTTATACTGATAATGATGCATTTCTAGAAGTCTATTTAGGTGTAAAAATGTTGGAAAGACAGGTCATAACTGCATTAAATAGTAATATTGATCCTCGTCCCTATATGTTTAATACTCACATGCTGCATTTGATAAATATTGCTCCACCATATCATAATATATGTAGGACAATTGTAAATGATAGATTAAATCTTCTTCTTCCTGCTCCTGCTCCTGTTCCTTATCTTGGACCTCCTCCTCCTCATCATGCTCTTATTCAACTTCCTCCTGGAATTTTTCCTGTTAATATTCCTCCTAACCATTTTCATATTGACCATCAAGATAATAATATAAACAATTTGATTAAACATGAATCAAATGTATTAAAAGCTATTTACTTAACTGGTGATATTCATCATATTGGTTCTGCTGGAATGTATGATTTTAGAACCAAATTTAGAAATTGCTTTATTCCTTCTACGAGAAAAACATTACCTAATTTCGAAGCTTGTAGGTTAGCAAGATTCCATAGTATTGACGCTAGGTATATGGATATAGCACCTATTAAAATAACACCAATAGAAATCGGATTCTCGATTTTACGAATTTTAAACAGACTTAATCTGACTACACAAGAGATGGTAGACCTATATAATGAAGTAAACACTGTTGATTTATTAAGAACTTTATTGATTCCTCGTAGTCCACCAGGTTATCCTCCTGCACCTGCACCTGCACCTGCTCCTGCACCTGCTCCTGCACCTGCTCCTGCTCCTGCACCTGCACCTGCTCCTGCACCTGCACCTGCACCTGCACCTGCACCTGCACCTGCATATACACAACCACTATTACCAGAACCACCAGAAGTTGTTTGGCCTCTTCTTTTTTGGCCTCCATCACCTGCTGGACTACCTGCTCTTCCAGCTCCTCCACCTCCACCTGCTGGCTTTTTTTTTGGTTATGCACCTATTCCAGCTCTGCCACCTATTCCAGCTCCTCCAGTTCCGGCTGATATGTATGCTCAAAATATGTTTGATTATATGCTTTCGAATTTCCCACAAGTAGCAAAGGAATATTCTCGTTCATATTATAAGAATAGAATAAGACGGAGAATTGTTAATAAGTTACTAATAGCAGATCAAGAGCCAAATCTACCAATTCCAATTATTTATTTTAACAATTTGATACATGAAGCTATATTTGTATTGACTCATCCACAAGTAAATATTGCAGAAACAGACAGAGTTTTACGACTGTTAACCCGATATTTTTTCTATGCAATGGCCCTTGTTATGGATACATATTGTTTATCAAGAGTATTTAAAAAGTTTAAACTTCGAACTGATTGTCAACCTACAGAAACAAACAATATTATAATTTATGCTGGTAATGCCCATACTGGAGTATATTCAGAATTTATAGAAAATGAATTAGTCGCACCTCGTTATAATGAAGGAACCGTCAGTAGTCCAGACTATTCTTGTGTTCGTATTAATTTATCGTCCAGAATCGCAGGTCTAAATATCCGATAAATGCAATTCAAGATTTAGGTTATAATACCAATGGTATTATAACTTTATTATTTCAATATGAAATCATATTGAAATAACCATTATTTTAGAATTATTTTAATTAAAAAGATATTTCTAATAATAAATGCAACAAGAAACTACATTAGATGTAGGACATCATATGGATGTCTTTAGAATTCCCGAAATGAACCCTGAACTTTTAGATACATTTAGAGGGTTTACACAACAGCAAAGTGATAACATAAGATTATTTATGGATACATATAGCGCAATTCATGTTGCAGGATTTACAGTGGAAGAAAAGGCTAGATTGAGAGAAAAACTATGGTATAATAAAGTTCTGGTTAAACTGCTAGATAACCTAGATGTTCCAAAGACATATGCAGTAGATTATATTGAAGAACCCATATCTATCAAGATTTATCAGTTTAATAATAAAACTGTATATATATTTGGTGAACAACATCGAGATACATTTGGTCATTGTGCTTCCAGTATTGCTGGTGGGGGTTGGCCTCCTCGTCATGTTCCTGCTGCTTATGTTCCACCACGTGATATTACTGGAACCATTATAGGTGGAATGCAAAATGAACCAGCCCAACCCCTACCAGCTCAACCTCCACCCGTGCCAGCACCTCAACTTTCTTACCCTTTTATTCCTCCTGGTACTCGAACTTTACGTTTTGATGAATGGTTAAACCAACTACGACAGTTAACACCTTCATTTTTTGATTTATATATGGAAGCTTCATTAGAAGAGTTAGAACAACCTCTTACTAGTGTTGTTCCTACTATTAATGAAGAATTTATAGACGTCTACGTTGGTGCAAAAAGAATGGAATACATGGTAACAGATGTGTTAAATAATGGTATTGATCCTCGTCCCTATATTTTTGATACGCGTATGATGAGTTTGCCAACCATTCACAATTCCGGATATACTCATATATCCAGGATATTTATAAATGATAGATTAAATGATCCTGTTCTTGGTCTTCCTCCTCTTCCTCCTCTTCCTCCTCTTCCTCTTCCAGCTACTCATCCTTATGTTCTTCTTCCTCCTGGAATTCATCCTGTTATTATTCCTAACCATTTTCGTATTGACCATCGGTCGAACCATATACTCAATATGATTAATATTTTAAGAAATTCATACAAAACTTTTAACTTAACTGGTAATAATATTCAACTTATTACTCCTAATCACGGAATGTATAATTTTAGAAACAAATTTAGAAATTGCTTTATTCCTTCTACGAGAAAAACATTACCTAATTTCGAAGCTTGTAGGTTAGCAAGATTTCATAGTGTTGATGCTAGGTATATAGATATAGGCATAGGTCAATCAATAACACCAATACAAATTGGTTACGGAATTCAAGGATTTTTAAGACAAGGTAAAATTATTGAGGGTCAAGACATAGTAGACATACATACTGAAGTAAACACTCTTGATTTCTTAAGAACGTTAATGATTCCTCGTCATCATCTTCCTCCAAATACACCTCTTGTTTGGCCACCATCACCTGTTGGACTACTTCCTTTACCTGCTATTATACCAGTTTTGTATGATGCTTTTGGAAATATAATTCCTCAACCTCTACCACCTATTCCAGCTCCTCCAGTTCCAGTTGATATGTATGCTCAAAATATGTTTGATTATATACTTTCGATTTTTCCACAAGTAGCAAAGGAATATTCTCGTTCATATTATAAGGATGAAATCAGACAGAGAATTGTACATAATTTACTATTACCAATGTACGCCCAACCACAAGTAATTAATTTTAACGAGTTGATACATCAAGCTATATTCGTATTGCATCAACCATACGTAAATCCTCAGGAAACACTTACAATTTTAGAAGATTTAAACATATATTTTTTCTTTTTATCAGCCCTGATTATGGATATATATTGTTTATCAAGAGTATTTAAAAAGTTTAAACTTCGAACTGATTGTCAGCCTGCAGAAACAAACAATATTATAATTTATGCTGGTGATTTACATGCTAGATTATATTCAGAATTTATAGAAAATGAATTAGGTCATGCGCCTATATATAATGAAAGAACTGTCAGTAGTCCAGACTATTCTTGTGTTCGTATTAATTTATCATCTATAATTGCAGGTCTAAATATCCGATAAATGCAATTCTCTCTCGGTTCAGGTTGTAATACCAATGGTATTATAACTTTATTATTTCAATTCCTACTTACTAGATTTATAGATTTAACAACTGTGGAACAATATACTTTTCACATTTGCTTTGATGCTTTACAAAAAGATTAATGAAAGACACATCTGTTGTTGCAATCTGTTTTACATAATGACTTGCTACACAATTGAACTTCGGATAGCAATCATCAGTCACAAAATCAGGACAAAACTCACAGAGAAAAAGAAAAGAAATAAGCAGACCTTGTGTAACAAACTCGATAGTCTGTTCAATAAATGTCTTGAACCAAGATGAAAAGCCATATTCAAAATTGGTTATCATTGGCCTATAAAGCAGTATCATGCTGTACAATTCAGATAGACGTAATGTCTTTTCATCACTTGATGTTTCATTGATGAATTCCCTGACCTTGAACTGCATATACTTGATAAAATAAAACCTGATTTTCCGTTGGTAAAATAACTTATTTACATCCTCATCTATACTGAAGTCAGTAGTTGAAGATTGAATCAGGAAACGAGTCAAATCTTTAACACTGTAATCTTTAGCGCTCACGACACTTTTGCTAACCAGTTTTGGATGAAGAGGATGTTCAATACACTCGTCAAGAGCAGTTTCAATCTCGTCCTTCTTGCTCTCGTCGATGTAAAAGTTACGGAAGATAATCATATTGATAATACTTGATGATGAATTCATAATACTTGTGCCTGATTTAACTTCCTTTTCCGTTTAAAAATCAATTTTTTCTCGTTTAGAAAAATACGTTTATTCCAAAGTTGATATTAATGAAGAGATTCACGCACAGACAGTAGTTAAATATAAATTCTTTAGCAGACCGGATTGAAGTGATTTCTCCTGGGGTCACATAAGAGTTGTTCTTAAACAAACTCGCAATAATGGTAATCATAACGATAACCAATAAAAATGCAGTCTCATTATAAAGGTATTCCTTATGACTGTTCTTCATTGATGTCAATATGAATATGCTTATACCAGTCATAAACGACATACTGAGTATGCCTTGATTTATACCGTCAAATTTAGACTTTTCTGTATCAAATGTACCGTATTCATCATATTGACTAAAGTAGTAGGTAATATAGGACATCAATATCGTAAAGAATATTATAGATTTTAACAAGCTCAATCGAGGTGTAACTTGATTAGAATAGAAAATCATAATAGCAATCATTACAGTTGCAATTATGCTTGAATAATAGAGAAACTTACCTTCTTTTGAATTATAATGATTATAGGTGTAATCCTCTGTTATATTTTTAATGGTATATCCAGATGAGATTGTCCCCTTATTTCCTAAGCCATCATCAAATTTATATACCATGGATTTTCTATCTACTGTTTTTGAAAAAACAGGGTCATACCAATAGAATCTAAATACAGAGTTTGGAAGTTCATCAGCAAGAAAGAATTTCTTTATAAGTTGTTCATCAGTATCGACGTGATTGGAAATAAACTGTTTACTGTTATAATTCAAGAGGTCTTTCCAGGTATGGTCTATATATTCATCTTCTGGATAAACTTTCAGCTGAAAACTTTCATTGTCTGTATTAGGTATAGATCTCCATACTTGGACCCAATATTTTATATTTTCATCAGAAGGTTCTCTAATAAACGGATCTTTATTATTCCATTTGACCCAGTCTTGAAAGTTCAACTTTGTTGGGTCATTTTGAGTTGTTGCCGTTTTAAGCATCTTCAGTTTCTCTTCTAGACTAGTTCTTAATAATTCCTCAATCAAATCTTTATTTTCAACATTGAATTTGATTCTATCGTTCATTTTTTTATTAATTCCTTGCTTCTGGATGAATGAGAAATATGCATTTTGAAAGATTATAAATACTATTATATACGAAAGTAGATATATGTTCAGCTTGTTCATTTATAATATGAATTATATTTAGTTGTGATACTTTTTTAGTATCAGAACTTTATTATGATTTCAATCTCTTTTTGAACTATTTCGATATTTTCCATAATCGTGCAAGTTCTCTTGTGATATCAACGGCCTTCATCTGAGGATTTCCATTTTTTACTTCTTCGCGATGTTTACGACAAAACAATACATAAGCAGTTGGTTCCTTCTGTTTACACGTTTCAACTTCCTTCTTAATCTTGATTACTTTTATGTTCTTCTTTTGTTTAATCACTTCCTCCTTGGTCTCTATAACTTCAAGCTTAACTTCAAGTTTAGGTTCCTCCTTGGTCTCGATAACTTCAAGCTTAGGTTCCTCCTTGGTCTCTGTAATTTCAAGCTTAGGTTCCTCCTTGCTCTCAATAACTTCAGGCTTAACTTCATCCTCCTTGGTCTCGATAACTTCAACCTTGGTCTCGATAACTTCAAGCTTGCTCTCGATAACTTCAGGCTTGCTCTCGATAACTTCAGGCTTGCTCTCGATAACTTCATGCTTAGGCTCAATCCAATTATCCAACTGTTCGAAATAAGTAGGGTCATCACCAAACATAATCTTGATATTATGTCTATTCAATATCGTATTCAGAATAACATATTTTTTTGATATTGAAGTCATCTTGCTTTTTAAGAAATTATTTAAACACAGACCATAAGAAACTTCAAAGCCTGGTCCAAGTACTATTTCATATTCTTCTTTTAATGATGGACAGCTCCAAAGTTTGGTTTCAACCGAGCCTTCAACATGTTGTTCCTTTTTCTCGAGTATTTTAATGACTTTCTGTCCGTTTTTATATTCAATGATATATGCTTCATCAGGACATCTGAACAGTTCAATATTATACTTGTTTTTTACATATGATTTCAAGCCGTTTTGCAATACAAAAACGACTACTCTATCTTCAAATGTCTTTGTCAGATAATAATCTTGCTTTTTTGCTGATAGGTGTTTCTTAACAAAACCATGAGAAAGCAATCTCTTTTCATTATCGGTTTTGAATTCAAACTTCTTTCCAAATAAGTTGGTGTTACTCCCACCAGCTCCAGTTCCTTTATTGGCTTCATAAACGTTTTCTACAATAACTCGACTTCTGAGTTTCTTTACAATTCGAGTTGTAGTCATAGGGATAGTTTCGGGATTTGCAATAGGATTCATTGTAATATGTGCTGATTTTTCATGTGTCGATTTATTAAAATTCAATTTAGTCACCTTATAATAGTTCCATTTTCAGCTTGAAAATTTAATTATTCTATGTAACTAAATTTAACTTTATTAACAAATTCCTGTAGTTCGTCAACTTTCTTTGTTTTTGGCATTTGTTGTGAGACTTCAATTAAACTATCTACAAATTCTATTGTATTCGGTCCATAACTACTACTAAACGATCTCCAATACTTGACTATGACCGGACTCCTTAACCACCAGAGATAAGTAACTATCCAAGGATATGAACCACCTTGATCATATTTTCCAAAAATGAGGAAATTTTCCATTACTTGTACGCACATAGCTGATATGTAAAATTCTATACCCAAACGTTTTTCAATAAATTCTGGATCATTTTCATATTTTTTTAGATTGGTAGGAGATATGTTTTCTGGTAGTTTTAATATAGAATCATTTTGTGCAATCTCTTGGAAAATACGACTGGAATAAGGATAATTTTCAGAACATATCTTATATATATTCGACCAATAGTCTGAATTTTTTAGCATATTCATCTGATTTCTATCATATATATCTCTCATTTGAACATATGTATTAACAATAAGATTAATAGAAACTGCTATTGCGGATACACCAGCAATAACTGCAAAAAATTTTGTAAGCACAGTTGACTCACCATGATAAACTGTATAAAAAGTATAGATAATCAGTGTAATAAATAGAATTACGAATGAATATAGAATATTTTTTAGTGTTTCTGTTGTCATTTATTAATGCAAAATAAATTTAAATAATTCAATTCAAATTTGACCTATTGCCATATGAGAGAGGGTCGTTCCTCAAATCATGTTCTTATCAAATTTTAAACTGTTCATACGTTTAAAAATTATAAAGTTGTGTTCATAAAGAAATCGTTTTACAGTATACTTTTGAGTTGTTTCGGGATTCGCAATTTTAGTTACATTAATTATAATACACATTGTATTATAACTGAAATTAGTAGTTCTTTATAATGACTTCATTTGCCTTCGCGTTTGGATTTTTCGAGTTGATAGACCGTTTACATAATATCGATTCAATATTATAGTCAGTATCACTAAAGTTTTCTCTGACTAAGCTTACATCTGCATTGCTCATCATAAACTTATTATTCAATCGTTTAATCAGTTCAAATAGTTTATTATGATTTTCAATATTGAATCCAGTCTTATTATAACATACGAACGATGTTGAATTTTCAGGTGCATAAGGAGGGTCGAAATAGACGAAATCATTATCTCTAATTGTAGATACTGATATTTCAAAATCACAACATTCAAAAATTACAGGTTGAATAAGAGATTGAATTTCGTCTAGATGACTCTTGTTTATGATTTCGGGATTATCATAATGTCCGTAGGGTACATTAAATCCGTTACTTCCCTCTCTATAAAGCCCCCTGAAACAAGTTTTATTGAGAAAGATAAATTGAGAGGAAGCCAATATCGTTTTTTTATCATTATTCTTATTGTATTGATTTCGAATCCAGTAGTAATAACTTTCTTTCGATGTTTTTGCTTCTTCAATTGTCTTTGATTTCCTGTCTACAATTGAACCGGTACATAGATTATATTCATCTATGATTGTTCTGATTGTTCTGTATAGTTCTTCGTGATTTGTTTGTATATTTTTATAGACATATATTAGGGTTTCGTTTAAATCATATGCTTTGATAGCACCTTTTACTTTGATAATGCCTTGTCTTATATATGATAGTAGGGCTATAAGAACACTGCCTCCTCCAACGAATATCTCGTGATAATTGTTGATTTCCGTTGGAAAAGAAGGCAGAAGTTTATTTAAAATTTGAGACTTTCCTCCAACCCATTTTAATATAGGTTTTGGAATATGTGTTAGTTCCAATTTGTTTTCCGATTTAGACTCACCACCTGATTCTTCTATTAACCGAATCAATTCAGCCTTATTTAATCCTGAATAAGATTTGATATTATTACTTTTACAAAATTGTATAAGCTCGTTTTTTCTTTGTTTTTCGAGCGTAACTTTAGTATCCATTTTCTTTCCTCTAATCTTTTCTTTAGAATCATTACTCTCTTCTAATATACCCCGTGTTTCCTGTTGCTTTTCGGTCCATAATCTCTTGAATTCAGAGATGCTAGAGCTATTATCGATAATAGTCATAATGTATTCATCTACTTTTTTAATAAGTGACATCTTAAAGATTAAAATTAAATTGAGAGAATTTCAATTTGATTTGAACTTGACAATAATGCCATATGATACATATGGTATTACAATTTATTATACTTGAACTATACTTGAATATAACCATTTAAATCGCCTTCGAAACATTCCAAACGTTCTTTTTGTTATCAAAATAAACACGTTGTCGAGATGCATATTTTTCTCCAATCTCTGACAAAATATTGTTTGTATTGTTGATTACTTGCTCTACATTATGTTGATATGAGAGAAGAGTAGTCTCGATATAATCTCTCGGTGTAAGCCTCGTCATAAACGCGCCGTTTTCAGTCCTGATGACTTTCTTCAGTTCCTCTGATAAGGCGATTTTGGTGATGTTCAAAACTTGGCAGATTTCGAGCTTCTTAACATATTTGTTGTGTTTCAATTTCATAAGTCGTCTGTAGTCTGTTTCGGTAATATTATTGTTGATGAATTTTTTCCTGAGCTCTGCAAATGTTCGGTTAGTAAAAGTATAATGTACCGGATTATACTCTTCTTGTAGTTCCATTACAAACCTGAAAGTATCTTCAAACTTTTTCCTATCTTCCTTGGGTAAATGACCTTCGACAAAAGCAAAAATTGGACTCCATGTTATCAGTTCATCACAGGGTCTAATATCTCCTTCCTCTCTCCTGATTTTATCATTTTTCCTCAAAATCTCGTAATAGTGAGGATTGTGAATTCTTCCGGTCTCGATGTTCAAAGTAGTCCAACTAAAGGCCGTATGACAGACTATACAGAACATCTGGTCACATCCCTCTGTCTTAAATATAGCAACTCCACACTTTGGACAAGGCTTGCTATTCTTCTTGATTTCCTCGAGATTTTGAACTAAATTAGGGTCACAAACATGTCCGTCTTCCCCTGCTTCAGCCCCTGCTTCTCCTTCATCGCCGTCTTTTCTTTCACCGTCGTTTTCTCGAGTAGTTGTAGTCTTGGTCTTGAGCTCTCCACACTTATTGCAATGGGGTGTCTCACATAAACGGCAATACCATCTATTATTGAGAGTACCCTTACAATTTGAAACTGAACAATGCTTGATAAATGTATTCTTTTTCAGTTCTTCCTTCTTTTGTTCTCCAGTCATCTCATTTCGAGCATTTAGGTAAACCAAATCTACTTCCTTTCGAACTTCCTTCATATCTTGATTAATCCGCATATTTTTCATCACTTCAAATGATAACCCAATAGAAGAAAGCATATTCTTGGTAATTTCTTGGTCAATATTGTGCATGTCCAACACAGTGTTTTGCATCTTCTCCATCATGCCTTGAAATAAGATAAATTTCAGCTGTAAACCCATAATCCTTGTCGACTTTTTTACGAGATTATCTTGCTCAATCTCGATTAAACTTTCTTGGAATAATGATTTCTCCTTTTGTACTAGCTGTTCAAACCTGTAGTCCGTGTATTTCTTGTAAGTGGTCTTATTGCACAGTTTCCAAACTGTATCTAGGTCATAGACCTGCTTACAACTCATGCAATTGGTATCTCCAGGAGTAGTCATCAAATAAGTATCAAAGCACTTTTTGCAACATCTAAATTTACAGAAAGGGCAAGTAATACTATTTTTCATGGTGTATTCATCACCGCATATGTCACAATCCATATCGGGAAAAACAGAAGGGAGAATAGAAAGAACATTCTTCTGTATCTTTTTTATCTTCTGGGGTGGTTTAGACTTTGGTACATCCTTTGATGCATTTGTAATTCGAGCCAACACATTTGGTGCATCCTTTGATGCGTTGGCAATTCGAGCCAACAACGCATCCATAATAGGAGTAGCCGATTGATTAGTCATATTAACCTCTCCAATAATCATATTATTTTGCTTGGTTTCGTTTGACATGGACACTGACTTTTCTTCCCTATTTTTTAATAACTCAATTTTTTTTTGGTTTGGTAGGTGAAATCGAAAACTGATAAGAGGTGAAACTAACTACTGAAAACTGATAGTAACTACAATATAAGTTCTCATGTTTAATTACTGAACTCAACTTCATCTGAATTTTATATGTTATACATATAAAATTTTATTACATTATATAATTTCTTAAAGACGAAATAATATAGGACTGCTTTTCAATCTGTCGTTGCATTCGAAATACCATTGCTTGTAAATCAATAATTTGCAATTTGTAATCAAGTCCTTCTTCAGCGATAGCTTCTTCGAGTTCTTCTTGTATGTTGATTTGTTCATTCATCTCCTCTTGCTCCAGTTCAACTTCTTGTTTCATTTCTTGTTCTATTCTCAGTAGAAACGTTATTTCTGCTTCAAGTTTCATTTCTTTTTCTCTCCTTGCTTGTTCTTCTAATTCCAGTTTCATCTTTTCTTCTTCTTCTCTCCTTGTTCGTGCTTCAATTTCTCTTCTTCTTTGGTCCAGTTCTTCTTCTTCCATTATTTCACATTCAAGTTCTTCTTCTTCCCTTTGTGCTCGTTCCTTCCATTCTCTCATAGTTTGTTCACGGGCTTCTTGATATCCACGTTCAAGAATTTCCCGTTGCCGTAAGACTTGTTCACGGGCTTCTTGTTGTTTCCTTTCTTGAGCTTGATGTTCCCTCAAGACTCGTTCACGGGCCTCTCTTTCTCCCGCTTCTCGAGCTTCTTGTTCTCTCAAATATTTCACTACTTCTTTCATAGCTATTTCTTGTTGGAATATCATAGCTTGTTCAATAGTCATAGAATGATTCTGATAGTTATTCATGGATGGACCTGATTTTTCTTCCCTATTTTTTAATAACTCAATTTTTTCCGTTTGAAAGCCGTTTGAGAAAGTGAGTATAACTCGACACTTACGATTAGCATGTTGTAATACCTTTCGGTATTATAACTTTATTGATTGGAATATTAGATTAAATTAAAAACGTTCTACCCGGCAATAGTAGCAGATACCACCATCAACATTATAATGTCCACATGCCAAACAAACATCTTCTTGTTCGTCTTCTTGATATTCATATTGGTATTCTTCTTGTTCGTCTTGCTCGTATGGTTGGTCTTCGTATTGGTTTAAAATGTATTGCCCAAAGAGATAATAATTCGGACGTCGTGTCTGAAATAATTTTCCAATACAATCTTTGCAATAATTGTTCTCGTAATGAAATTGCTCGGTTAGGTCAAGTGAACCATCGAGAAACATTGTATAATAATGAGTTGGTTTACATTTACAAAAAAAGCACATATGAGATTTATTATTCACATAATCGAAACAATCAAAGCAGACCAGTTTATCTGCGTTGACCAATCGATGAGCACCCTTTTCAAGAGAGTCTTGGCATAATTCACAAGATTCAATATAATTACCTACCGACTCTTTTACACCCTTCTTTGGTTTATCTCGAGTTCCAAAATTTGGAAAAGTCAATTCAGGTGGAGGAACAAACGATTCCGACCGGAGGTAATCATCGAGTCTCATGTTGTTCAATAGCTTTTTAGCCCAAGTTGAAGAGTCAGTTGAGATACAGATATCTCCGTCATTTCCATACTTAAACTCCTTATCATCTGTGAAATGAGAGAAGCCACAGATAGCAGAGCAGGAGTCCGAATAATCATAAATATTCATTTCTGATTGTGAATTCATAACGCTTGCGGGTGTATTTTTTTATCACAGTCTTAAAAAATCATTTTTTTCAACTCGAATATCAACTCGAATGGTATATAAATTGAATTCTATATATTTTTCGACTATATTTTAGAGCATGCCATCTTTCGAGCAAGTGAATGATTATGTTATGAGTATGATTAATAGTATCGGTGACGATATGAACATTGCTGATTTCAGGAGATTATGGTTATCGAAGAAGGGAGAATTTGGTGAAATGTTTGGAGAGAAGGTGGAAGTGGTGGTTGTCACAAAAGATTCGGTTGAAAAGGAGCCTTCTGCATATGTTAAATTTTGCCGTGAACGTCGTCAGGAATTAAAAGATAGGAATCCAGAATTGAAGGGAATTGATATTACTCGAGAGCTTGCTAGATTATGGAAAATATATAAGGTCAAAGGAAAAAATATTCAAGAGGAGAAAAAGCAGGAGGTTGTTAAAGTGGTGAACGAAGGAAAGCAGGCTGTGGTTAAAGAGGTAAACGTCTCGAATGAAGGAAAGCAGGCTGTGATTAAAGAGGTAAACGTCTCGAATGAAGGAAATCAGGCTGTGGTTAAAGAGGTAAACGTCTCGAACGAAGGAAAGCCGGTTGTTGTTAAAGAGGTAAACGTCTCGAACGAAGGAAAGCCGGTTGTTGTTAAAGAGGTAAACGTCTCGAATGAAGGAAAGCAGGTTGTGGTTAAAGAGAAAAAGGCAAAAAAGATTAAAGATGAAATACCAAAGACGAAGAAGATTACAAGAGCAAAGAAGGTTGAATCGAAGTCAACGGAAGACCCTGAATTTATTCAGTATTGTAATGAGAATAGGATGAAGATAAAAGAGAAATATCCAGATATGAGTCCTCTTGAAATTACTCGAGAATTGGCAACTGAATGGAAGAAACACAGGATGAATTACAATGATAATTTACAAGAGATTAGGAATATAATAAATCAGGCGATGGGACTGTAGAATGAATAAAAAATTGACTTTGTTTATAATTGTAAAAATACAATTATGAACACCAACCATATATAAAATGAATATCTTTTTTCTTCATTTGCTACCTGAGATTTGTGCTCAGATGCATTTAGATAAACATGTTATCAAGATGATATTGGAGACAGCTCAATTATTGTCTTCTGCTCATCATATGACTAATTGTTCGGTTTATACTCCAATGTATAAGCTGACTCATCAGAAACATCCAAGTTCTATTTGGACTCGTCATTCAGTTGAGAATTACAGATGGTTATCTCAATTGGGTCTTGAGTTATGCAAGGAATATACTTATCGTTATGGTAAGGTACATAAGTCTCAAATAGAGCTGGAATTATTGCATATTAATATTCCTGACATACCTATTTTATCCTTTAGTCCTCCTCTTCAAGCGATGCCCGATATGTATAAATCTTCGGATTGTAAGCTCTCAGAAAGAAGCATCGATAATACTATTGAATCTTATCGTGCTTATTACTTCTTTGCAAAAACAAAAATATTGAGTTGGAAAGGGAAGTATAATAGTCGTGAAATTCCGTTTTGGATAATTGAGATGAAGGAGATGTTTGAATAAATTTTAAGTTGTAATTCAATTGAGAATAATAACTTTATAAGGTGATATTTTGTAATTCTATTGACAGATTTACTATATTGATTTCTATAAAATGGTAGAAAACAGGGGGAAATACAGTTAAAATAATGATTATAATCATCATAAAATACATTATCCTCATATATTCGAGAATATTGAAGTCGTAAGCAAGGATGATTATGATAGTTTGTAATATGAAACTAAGTACGAATTTATATAAATATACCTCGTCTTCATTCAATAGATTGATGATTGAATTTTCAAGTTGTTCTGTAATATTAATTCCGATCATCATAAGAATAATATAAAAAGTTATCAAATTCATATTGTTTGTCAATATGAATTTTGAATATATTTTGAAATCATTTTAAATATTAATTGTATTATAGTATAATAAATGCCAAAGACATATACGTTATATCCCCCTGATAACTTAACAAAAAAATATAAAGTGTATGTTATCAGTGAGTCTGGAAGGATAAAAAAGGTTCAATTTGGAGCTTCTGGAATGAGCGATTATACGAAGCATAAGGATAAGGAAAGAAAGCAACGATACATCAATAGACATAAGAAGAGAGAAAACTGGAAGGACCCGACAACGGCAGGTTTCTGGAGTTTATGGGTATTATGGAATTTACCTACAGTTAAACAGAGTTTAGAATATACTAAAAGAAAATTTAGGTTAAAGCCTCAAAGTTTTTAAGGTCTTTATTGACTACAAACTGCTAATCCGGTTGTTGTTCGTTGTTTGTATAAAACATAAACAGAATAAGATATTGATAAAAAAGCAATTACAATTCCAACTACAAACAATACATTTTTCATTTTTTTATTTTTTTTATTGACAAATGTACTTGAACCGGCAATACCACCTCCTCCTGCTGCAAAAGCCAAAGGAACAGTCAGACATGCACCACAAAATTCTTCCTTATTTTCATCATCAAATTGTTTTTGAGTCATTTATTTACAAAAATATTTTTAATATCGATAATTATTACTGATTTGATGATACTCTAACTGCAAATTTTATATTGACGTACAATTTAAAATTTTACACTTTATTTATTGACTCTTGCTTTTCTGATTGTAGGTTTAATTTCGGTTATTACTTTTTCAACTCGTTTTTTAACCTGAATTACTGTCTTTTTCTTTCCTTTTGGTTTTTCTGCTTCATTCATTACAACAAGCCATTCATCATATTTAGCTTTGAATTCATCAAGGTCATTAATCCAAAGTTGTTTTTCGGTTATATTTGTTAATGTTTCAATTTTACCAATAAGAGTTTGAATCTCATTTCTTAATGTGATTACCTTCTCTTCAGTGAAACTTCGAACTTGCATTCCAAGGAGATATTCATATCCTCCATTTTCTCTCTTCAAATCCTCATCATAGTTTCTTGTCTTGAGATTCTGGATGATTACTATCTCTTTTTTCTTCATTATATCCAAAGTATCATCCATCACCTCACTAACAAATCGTTCCTTATTTTGAAGCATTTTCAATTCGACTCCAAGCTGTCTTAGTTGATATTCTTTACGAAGATGATAGTATTTATATCGAACAACACAAAAATTATTCAGGATTTCATAGACTGAATCATACTTCTTTATCTTATTTTTATCATCAAACAATACCATATTCGAAGTGTATAGGTAACTATGTAATTTTAGATTTTCAATTGAACATTCAAACTCATTTCCATTCGTAATAATAAACTTGACATCATTTGGAGTTGAATAGTTTTTCATTGTTTTCAGTTTCTTTTCTTCTTGTAAATCTTCACAAAATTCCTTGAACTTATTAGTCCACATATTGATAGGAAGTTCTGATACTTCAAATCCATTCTTATTTTCCTCGATGATTCCTTTTGTAATATATCTTTTAACTTTTGATTCATCAGCTTCGATTGTTCCCTTGAATCCACGATACCAAGGAATTAATGTAGGAAGAACTGATACATTTTCTTTTCTCTCGCCTGTATCTTCCGATGTATTGTTGTTCAACCAATCTTTAATACCATCGATGATTTCAATGGGATTAAAACAAGGAATGTTACAAGACCAACCTGTACCGATTCCTGCATTACAACCATTTACCAATATCATAGGCAAGATAGGAATATAGAATTCTGGTTGAACTAAATCACCATCATCACTGACTTGGGTCAATAAAGCCTCATCTTCCTCTCTAAAAATATACTCTGTCAAATACTCCATCTTTGTATAAATATAACGAGGACTTGCTGCATCAGAACCACCTTCAAGTCGAGTTCCAAACATGCCATCTCTATATAAAAGAGGAATGTTATTGGTTCCTGGAAACTCATTTGCCAGTCCTATAATAGTATCACATAAGTTCTGTTCTCCATGATGATAGTTCGAATGTTCTGCTGTATAACCAGATAATTGAGCTACCTTTAGAGACTGACCTGAATATCTCAAGTTTCTTTTCTTAACTGCATATAAAATCTTTCTCTGAGATTCTTTCAAGCCATCGATAAAGTTTGGAATACTTCTACCACAATCGGCTATCGAAAACTTAATCAATTCACCATTGATAAAAGAAGACAATTCCATATGTGATATTTCAGGTTGGTCATCAAGAGAGAAAATATGGTTTTCAATCGAATAGTCAGAAAGCCATTCCTTTCTCATATCTGATTCTTTTTTACTAAAGACTTTGCTCATATTGGTATCAATATCGTTATCCTTTATATATTCGACCATCTTCAATCCAAAAGTATCAGGAACATCTTCAGGTCGAGTTGTTCCCAACCCTTTGTAATACTTTGTTTTTACCTTCTTGTTTTGTTCTGAAAACCACTTTTGAAATCGTTTCTCATCATAAAATAATATATCTTCTCCCTTTGGAATAAAGACTCGAACGATAGGAGTTTTCATGCTTACCAAAAATGGTTTTTCTCGTTGTAATAAGCTTGGAAATAGATAATGAAAGAAATTAATGAGTAATCCTTCAATATGACATCCGTCTACATCAGCATCCGTCATTACCATAATCTTACCATAATTCAATGAGTTGTAATTTGCTTCATCTAAATAGTTTGTATCATAACGGAGACCGATGGTTTGAATTAGATTGGTAATAACCTTATTAGAAGCAATTGATGTTGGTGTAAAATTTCTCACATTCATCAACTTTCCTGTTAATGGGTAGATACCAAACCAGTCTCTTCCTGCTTTACCATATACTCCTTTTTGGATGCCTGCAACAGCATATGTTTTTGCCGATAGTCCTTCACAAATGATTAGAGTACACTCATTTGCGTACTTTGAACCGGCGAGATTAGCATGGTCGAGACCATCTATCTTGATTATTTTCTTTCTTTTACTTTCTGATTTTTTCAAGACTGAAAACTCCTTTGAACGAATGATATCTTCAATCTTACTCATAATTGACCATTTGCATATGGCACTAATTTGGGTCTTCTTTATATCTGCTTCTACAGTAGGAGATTCAAGCTTATTTTTACTTTGACCATCAAATTCAGGTCGAACTACTGTTGAATTCACAAACAGTTTAAAAAACTGTTTCACATCATTGATATTGATTTTAGGTGCTTTTGATTTTGTTCCGTTGAATTTATCAACTATAGGTCTGAAAATAGCTTCTGACCAAGCATCAACATGAACTCCTCCGAGCTTTGTTGATATACCATTTACGAAAGAGATATGTTGAAAGTCGTCATCAGAAGTGCATAATACAACTTCAGAATTTGGTATTTTTATAGCTAGAGATTCTTCACTCGGAGAAGAGTATATAGACGCGTATGTTTGTAAACTGCTAACAGGAATCAGGTCTTCGTTGATATATACATTGATTTTAGTCAACATCGCCGAATCGATAACGTAACGAGTATATAGACTAATAATATCATCAGTATATTTTTCAATTTTGAAAAGAGTAAAGTCTGGAATCCAACTGATTTTAGTATAACCTTTCTTAATTTTAGTATTAGTGATAACAGGTCCTTCTGTCGACCTCATATTATTGACCCATGTTTGTTTTAGGATTTTACCATTTTGAGGGTCTAACCCTTCAACATTAAACTGAGACGAGAAGACATTGAGGAGTTTAACACCAAGACCATTTTTACCGCTTGTAAATCTATCTTCGGTATCGTCATAATTTGAACCGGTTAAAAGATGACCGAAAATGAGAGAGTGATTATAGCATCGATTATCTTCATTCAATTCAATAGGAATAACATCACCGTCGTTCAAAATTGATGTCAAACCAGTTTCTCTGTCAAAGTCAACTTTAATCTTGGTGCATTTTGTTTTTGTGGTTTTGCTTCTTACAACATTATCAATCGCGTTTGATAATGCCTCGATAAAAACACGCATAATTCCAGGTGAAACCGAAATCTCTTTTTTGTAGATTCTATATTTACCATCTACTTTTTCAGCAATGTATTCTTCTGATTTTTTAATCGTTGTCGAGCCGATATACATATCAGGACGAAGCATAATATGTTCAATAGGGTCTTTCTTAATATATTTCTTGGATGAAGCCATTTTGATAATTCTGATTTATAGTTAAATTAAGTTTGTAGTTTTCATTTTAAATTTTAACTGTATTTAAAGTTAAATTTTAATATATTTATCGTTTGAAATTCAAACAGAACTTACTATTTAGTAGTTACCTACTGCATCCCAGAATGATTTTTTAGTTGATGGTTGTTGTTCATATTCGGTTTGTTCTGTATCTGGAATATCATCAAAAAAATCATCATCAATATCGTTAATAGAAAGAGGTTCATTTTCTAGTATTGAAGGTGGTTCATATTCGGTTTGTTCTGTATCTGGAATATCATCAAAAAAATCATCATCAATATCGTTAATAGAAAGAGGTTCATTTTCTAGTATTGAAGGTGGTTCGTATTCAGTTTGTTCTGTATCTGGAATATCATCAAAAAAATCATCATCGATATCGTTAATAGAAAGAGGTTCATTTCTTATAGCTTGTTCATATGATTTTACTACATCTCGCTTCAGTTGTTCTATCTTATCAATATATTCTCTATCTCCCATTTCCAAACCATAGTGTAATTTCATTAATTCTATTAGCTCTATTTTATACGAATTAACAATACCGATTAGTTGTAAAGATAATATTGTATTCTTTTCAGATTGTTTTCTAGAATGATTCATTAGTTCTTGTAATAGTAATTCGGTTTCACGATACTTTTCCGTTGTAAGGAGATTATCCCTTATACTTACACAACTTTTTTGTTTGGGATTTTGGTAGCTATAGGTTTCAAGAGAACCTATATGTTTTAAAAATTCTCTACATATTTCAATATGTCTATCACCTGCATAAATGAATATATTCGAGCTTTCTAAAGGTCGATTACCAACAATTCTAGAGTTATATCTTTTGAATACACGAGATAAACAATACATATCGACTGATAATGAACTGATATTCATTAATAAAGCTACAACAGGTTCAAAGTATTCAGGAAGTACAAACGGAATATGTCTTGATTCCTTCATATAAGAAATGAGTTTTCCAATCTTATAATCTACAGTAAGATTGCATAGAGATTGATATTTATCAATAAAAAAATCAATGATTTTCACTCTCATATTATCATCAACTTTACTTAGTTCTTTATCAACATATTTGTTGGTCAATGTAATATCCATTATATTTTTTCCTGTCATTTTTCCAGTATCAATCAGATTGGATAATACTTCAATTGCTTTATCTCCTAGCCTTCTTAATACTGATAATTTCAATTCAAAATCAATATTCATAATTAGGATATTGTGTATTACTATAAGATATAAATCATCATAAATTTCATCAGGATTCCACGATGTTCTAACGTTGATATTATGAATCCTCATTCTTTGACATTTAAAAACTTCACGAGTTGAAGGTTGAAGACACTCTAAAAAATCTCTGGTTATATCATTCATTATTTGACTTGCTGATGTTACTGTACTTGTTCTTTGATTGAGAACAGCTGTAAATATGGTGATAAAATCATGATTTGGATGTGAATACAACATATATCTAAGAGTATCGCTAATGGCTTGTGATGTTTGAATGCCTGAAATATCATAATGTGATAAGTCTCCTTCTGTTTTAGGCTTGCTAAAACTAAACATTGATAATTCAATATATAGGTCAAAAAATGAAGGAGAATTTTCAGATAATCTCTTTATATACTCTGAAAAACTTATTGAATCCATTGGTAAACAATGGCCTCTGGTATCTTTATGTTTTTCACCAAATAGATAGAATGATTTTCTATTGAGCATCAATTTATAGAAACTTATAGGTCCTTCAATTATATCTACATTATATGTTTTCGGAAATTGAAGGCGGTCTATGAGTTGTTTTAATACAGGATTTACTGTTTCTTTTATTTCTTCTTTTTTCTCATCTGATAAATCTTCGATATAAAGAGCATCGTAAGTTTCTTTAAATGCTTCTATTTTTTCAGGTTCGCTTAACTTCATATCTTCTGTCATTTATAGATAGAAACTTATTTCTAATTGAAAAATATTACTATTACTATAACTAAATATACTGAATTTTATATTGAAAAGCAATATAAAATTTATAATTATAAAACATCAACTACACCATCTGTATAAGTATGTGTATCTGTTTGAAATGGAATTTCCGATATTTGTAGTTTGAATTGATATGGAAAAAGGTATGCATTATAACTTATGTTTACAGTCTCTGGTAATGACTCGTTTATAGAAAAGTAAAAACGGATATTGAAGTCAGAGTATGTTGAACAAAGTATGATTTCAAGGTCATTGTCAACAGAACAAGAATATAAATCATTAATATACAATTCTGAATAATATATATTATTAAGTTCAATACAATCTATCTTATCTAATGAATTAGGAATGAAATAGTCATAATAATACTGATTTTGATTTAAAACTAATTTCAAATCAGCCGTTTTCAGACTAAATTCAATCTTATATCGATAAAAGTTTTCATTCTCATTTCTGCTTATATTACTTATCTCTTCATTGTTGGATTGCAGAACAGTCTTGTTTTCCATAAAATTATTAAAGTGAATCATTATTTATACTCTGATATAAGTATTTAAATTGAGTTGCTTCGTTTAAATCTTTTCTACCTTTTTCTGTTTAATTTGAACTAGTTCTTTATTCTGTTCTACAAATAGTTGTTTGTAATTGAAGGAACAACTATGAGTATGAATATGACCAGAACAATAGTAGTTAGAACATCTACAGACATATAAGTCTTTTAGCATCATACTGATTTTCTTATTACATAACTTACACTTCAGCATTTATTTTATAATCTAAAATAAATATAAATTTTAAGTTGAACCTGAAACAAGAACAGCAATTACTGTTAAAAGGAACATTAAACCACAACCATATAATATATACTTCTTGGCTTTATCCTCATCAAAGTCTGAAAATTTAACTACATATACAACCCATGATAACATTAATAAGAGTCCAATAACAAGAATGACTAACATATTCTTTCTCTTTTCAGGAGTAATCCTTAACACAGCCAAACCTTTATGTTCCTTAGAACACGTACAATTTCCCTTTTTATCATAACCACAACCATAAGGGTCATTTCCCTCACAAGAACAATCGCTACTAGTTAGACAAGAACATACGTTATTTACGCATTTTCCAGGCGGAGTATCAACTCCATTACAATCAGAATCAACACTACAATTTTCACAGTATCCTTTTTTACTACAAGTAAGATTACTTCCATGTATTCCTAATTGTCCACAATCACCAACTGAACCACAATCTGGTTTATTTGCAAATAAATTTTTGTCTAAAGTTGGTTTTGGTTCTGAACTTGGACCTGAACTTGGATTCAAAATTTGAGAATCAGAATTTTCCATTTATTAGTATAAATAATTTAAATTTAATTAATTTGAACGATATATTCAAATAATAAATGATTCGCAATGACCTTGAAAACAAGGTTGAATTAGTAGGAGAAGTTAATGATTGGTCAATTGATATTGAAGAGATTCTCGATAAAATCAGACTAAATTCAACTACAATGTGTGAATTTCATAAAGGCAATTACTATAATGCAAAAGGTCGTCTTAAGTTCTTTAAACTTCCAACCATAATCCTATCTGGAATAACTTCCGTATTTTCAGTTGGCTTGCAACCTTATCTTGAACAGGGAATAATAAGCGTAATAACGTGTTTAATAGGATTGATTATAGGCATTATAAACTCGATTGAACTCTTCCTAGCAATTCAAAATACAATGGAAAGCGAATTGAAAATAAGTAAAGATTTCTATCTATTATCTATTGACATATTCAAGGTATTAATGTTAAATAGAACTAATAGAGTCGATAAAGGGAGAATATACTTAGAAGAGAAATATAATATGTATTGTAAATTGGTAGAAAATTCAGTTCTTGTTAATAGAAGCATAGTAGACAAGCTTGTCCCAATAGAAGATATGATAATAAAGAGAAATACAATCAAAAAGGAAATAAGGAGTTCATCACCAATCAATAACTTACTTTCTGGAATCAAGAATAGAATAAGTAATTTAACTCCAAATTCAAAAGGAAATGATGACAATAAAATATTAGAAATGATAAATAGTGAATCGGAAGGTGATTCTATTATTAAAACTATTGTGATTGATACTCAAGTTAAAAATACAATAACCGAAAATAAGGATGAATACGTGTAGTAAAATTTTAAGTTATATTCAACTTAAAATTTAATTGGTTTGTGTCTTAATACTTGCTTTACATACTGGACAAACTGGATTATAATGCCCCCATTCTTCAATACAATTTTTATGAAAGATATGTTTACAATTTAAAGTTGATACCGTATCATCATCTTTATAATCATCAGAACAAATTGAACAACTAGAGAATGTCTTTTCTGACTCTGAAAAAAGTTGAGATTGAACATCAAGCTTAATTTTATCATTTCTTTCAAGTTCTTCACTAGCGGAAGCTTGCTGAAAGAGAGAATTAATGAAATCTTCTTGTGAATTATCTGGAAAGTAGTTCATAAAATTATCCAAGAAATTAAAGCTGTTAAGCAGTTCATTCATCCTAATGTTTCTCAAAGCATCATTGTAGATGACCTGAATCTGAACTTCCATATTTTGTCTGTTGAAATCTCTGAGACAATTATTACAACCACAGATGCCTCCATATAAATGAGATGGTTCACGGATATTGATTCTAATATTATTATTGTTTTCCATATTCTTTATCTATGGAAAAATTAATTTATAAATTCAATTTAAATTAGTCATAATTTTACCGTATCTATCAAAAATTATAAAAATGAAAAAAATACAATTTAAACCATAAAATCAGCCTATTCCAAATGACTCATATCATAACTAATGAAGAAATTGAATTTATTATTGACTTTATTAAACCACAGGTTGGTATTCCCCTCGATAGTGCGATGTCTATCGTCGAGAACAATAAGGAACGTTTCAGAAAACAACTCAGAGGACAAGAAGTCTATACTGAAATCATCCCCCAACTAAAAGGAGAAATCGAAAGGAACTACTTCAATACTCTAGTTCAAGCAGGAGAAAGTGTAGGTATCATATGTGCGCAAAGTATCGGCGAAAAACAAACTCAAACTTGTCTTAATACTTTTCATTCTGCTGGTATTTCAAACAAGACAATGACTACAGGTGTACCCCGATTCCAAGAGCTAATCAACGCAACTAAAAATCCAAAGATGGTGAACCATAAAATTTACTTTAATGAAGGAAGAGATTCAATAGAAAACCTACGGAACGTAGTTGGTCATACCATTACATGTCTCACCCTGAGTGACATTTCAAAATCAATCACTGTTGAATATAATAAAGAACCAGAAGATTGGTACGAGGTCTACAAGGTGTTTTATAACGACGAATTTACACGTTTCAAGAACTGTGTAATTGTCAAACTAAATATGGGTAAGCTTTTTGAAAATAAACTTACAATCGAGAAAATCGCAACTGTAATTAGCTCTGAATTTTCAGACTTACATTGTGTATTTTCTCCCTGTCAAATAGGTGAAATCCATATATTTGTTGATACTTCAGACATTACTTTACCCGAAGATAGGATTATGTTTATTAATAAAGAAAACGCAGTTGAAATTTATCTTGAAGAGTGCGTAGTTACAACTGTATCAGAAATTCATGTATGTGGTATTTCAAGCATAGAGGAAATCTTTTATTCTCAAGATGATAAGACCAAAGAGTGGCTTATCGAGACAAATGCCATACCCAATAAGAATGCGAATAAACTTAATGCATACAAGAAATTACTCTCTCTTGACCATATAGATTTTACAAGAACGATGTCCAATAATATTTGGGATATATATGAAGTTCTCGGAATTGAAGCTGTAAAGGAGTTTCTAATTGAAGAGTTTACAAATATTATGGATGGAATCAATTCTTGTCATACAAAGTTATTAGTAGACAGAATGCTTCACGGAGGAGGAATTGCATCAATTACTAGATACACACTAAAGAAGGACGAGTGTGGACCTATGGGCAAAGCAAGCTTCGAAGAATCACTAGATAACTTCTTGAACGCTGGCGCCGCTGGTATTATTGAACCAACAGAAGGTGTATCATCGGCAATCATTTGTGGTAAAAGAGCAAATATCGGAACTGGAATGGTTGAACTCAAAGCTGATTTTAATAAATTACTAAAAAAGAAATAAGAGATTCTTATTTAACATATACGTAGGGACCTTCACCGTTTACTTGTTTTCCTGATTTTGATGGTTCAACATCAACTGATTGTCTTAAACAATGGACAAACCAATAAAACTTACCACTATTCCCGTATACTCTAAATTTACCCTCTATAACTTCACTTGAGTTATAGATGTTGATATTGCCGTTATATATGGGTGAAATTTGTACTGTAAAATCAGAAAATGATTTTACATACTTAGGAAGAGAAACTTCAACTGATTCGCTATTTGTTATCTCTGATTCTCCTCTATAATACACTCCTGCTTCAGGTCCTTCCAAACACCCGTGAACTAAATACTTCTCTTTATCAAGAGGATGGTTAATAATAAATGTTTTCGCAGAATTATCTTGAAATATTTCTCCACTTGTTTCACCCCACAGTAATAGATTATCTGTACCACCGACAACAGATCTAATTGGTTTTACAAAAAATGCACCTTGAATGTTAGTTGTAAAATTACTACCAGTAGCATTTAAAATAATTGAATTAACATGCTGAACTGTATTTCCAGCGTAAGTCCCAATTGCAATTGAATTAATTCCTTGATTTGTATATCCAGCTTGATAACCAATTGCTATTGAATTAATTCCTTGACCTGTAAAACCAGAACTATTACCAATACAAACTGAATAGTTATTAGCTGGACTATATTTAGAACAATCTTGTCCGATAGCAACTGTTCCTTCACCACAACCAATATATGAGCCACCAATCGAAACTGAATATTTTTTCGCGCCTCCTCCACTACCATCTGTACCAGTCTGATACCCTATGCAAATATTATCTCCTCCGTTATTTGTTTGACCTGCTCCGAAAGATATACAAATTGTATTTTGTGCATTATTATAGTTTACATTTCTCCCAATACATATACTATTTAAACCTCCTCCTCCTTGACTCATCAAACCAATTGATATAGAATTTTCTGCCTCATTAAGAGTCGTCAGAGTTCCAATTGAAATTTGTCCTGTTTTTGCCATAATTATTCTTCTTGTTGTTATTGAATCTGATATTGTTGCAGTTGTTGTATTTAATAATAGTGTCGAAGACCTATTAGATAAAGTTACCTTATCGTTGTATACCGAAAATGACATTTTATTATTAGATTTATTTATTATATTATTAATAAATGTCATTTTCGGTATACAACGATTATATAATTGCTGGTGAAGAAATATCAACATCACCAATTATAACTTCAAATTTAACAGCAGGAACTTCAATAACAACAAGAAGAATAATATCGTCAGATTCAACCGGTCAAGTTTCAATTGGATATGGTGCTAGTACAGTAGGAACATCTTCTGTTGCGATAGGGTTAAATACAGGTGGTGGAATTAATAGTGTATCTATTGGAGCAGAAGCAAATATAAATAATGCAACCTATACAGTTGCGATAGGATATCAAGCAGGAAAATCAAATAATGCAGGAAGTAATGTTTGTATAGGTCATCAGGCTGGTGTGGATGGTACAGGTTTGAAAACACAAACAGTAACTATTGGTAATTTAGCAGGTTATTATGGAGTTGAAACAAAGTCAGTAGCTATTGGTCATGGTTCTGGATATTCTGGTTTAGGCACAGAGTCTGTGGCAATAGGTTATTATGCAGGAGCTTCCGGTTCAAAAACTAAAAATGTCGCTATAGGATATCAAGCTGGATATACGGGTCAAGGAATTAATTCAATCGCAATTGGTTATCAAGCTGGATATGCAAATCAGCATGATAATTCAATTATTTTAAATGCACTTGGTAGTCCTTTTACAACTAACACTCAAAGTGCATTTTTTGTAAAACCAATTAGAAGTGGTGCATCTGGTGGTACTGATAAAGTATTACGTTGGAATTCATCAAGCGGAGAAGTATATATTGATTCTTCAAAAACATTTGTTATTAACCATCCTCTTGATAAAGAGAAGTATTTAGTTCACGGGTGTTTGGAAGGACCTGAAGCAGGAGTGTATTATAGAGGACAATCAGAAATAACAAATAATGATTCGGTAGAAGTTATTTTACCTGAATATACAAAGTCGTTCTCTCAATTTACAGTACAAGTTACTGGAATTTATAACAATAATAAAATAATTAATTATAATACATGTCAAGTTGAAGATGGAAAGTTTATGGTTTATGGTCGAAATGGTAGATTCTTCTGGTTGGTTCATGCTCTAAGAGTACCAATTAATGTTGAACCTTTGAAATCAGAGACTGTAGTAAAGGGTGATGGGCCTTATAAGTATATCGTTTAAAGTTTGTTAAATTCAAATGATTTCTATGCTCGAGTTCAAGGTGAATTATTTCTGATAAATTTACAAAATTGAATTTGCGAACAATCATAACCAATAATTAGTGTCACACCCAATGGAATCGAAGAATGATTATAATGATTATGATTATGATATATTTTCCAAGTTTACGGACAAGTTGAATTTCGATTATAATGCATGTGGAGATATATGCATTTCAACTGATTGTTCGTCTTGGTCAAAAGTATTGTTGAATAATATGAGACTTGATGATTACTTTGAATCTGAAAATACAACTCCTTCTTCAGAGTTTTTATCATTTCCAAATTTTGGTACGAAAAAGCGTGAAAAGAAGAAAAAGGAAACAGTTGAAGATTATGTTGATTTATGTGAATGTTGTAATCGTAAGCTCGATATTGACCGTTATATTCACAATAAGAAGATAATATGTTTTCAGTGCATGGACCAGATGAACAATGTATGTTTGACTTGTAAAAATAACGATACGATATTTAGAGAGAAGATAAAGGATGGAACTATAATGAAAAAGGGAAGAGATTCTGTTTATTCTGATACTGGAAAATATTGTCTTATTGAATACTCGAAGACTTATTGTAAGCCTTGTTATCGTGAATATGTCGATGATGAGTATGATAGATGTTTTAATTGTGGAATTGAATGTGAATGGGACCGTTACGATTATATTACAATGTGTTATGATTGTAAGTTATGGGGGTAAGTTACTGTTGAAATAGAAGAGAAATTGTAGTTTATATTTTATATACGAAAACGTATATAACATATGATAAGGGAGAGGATAATGTTTAAAGTACTGGGAAACCAAGAGCACCACCAGAAACTCTGATGATGTTGTTGTTGATAACAGTTACGATAAAGTCGTATGATTGAGGGAAAGGATTGAAACGAAGGTCACCTGTTGTTCCTAGGGCCAAGGCAGCGGCTACTGAAGCTTGAGCAGCGGCTGATGCTTCGGGACGGATAGAGACGTTTGTCAATTTACCGTAGTTAGTAGAACCCATTGGGTCAAGGCAGTAGAAGTCAAGAGAATAGGAGTAGCAATGAAGACCAGTTTTCTCAGGAATAGAAGGAGCGTGATACCAAGGATTGACAAGTGAGAAGTAATCAGAACCCATCTGTGACAAACGAGCAGTATTCTCGTACACGAGAGATGTTTGAGCAATGGGGTCATAACCTTGGTCTTGTCTGACTGACCAAGCACCAGCAGACAATGATTGAGGAGAAGCAGTACCATAAATAGACCATTCACCAGCGAATGTTCTGTTTCTTGCTGCAAAGAACAAAGCTTTGATGGCATGCGAGAAACGAATATCGTAACTGGGCTGGTTGTTTGTAACAGGAGCGAATGTTTGACGAGGAGCGGTTTGGACTTGTTCAATGAGGATATCACGAGGAGCACAGGCCATTCTCTTTCTTTCATCGTTGGAGACGATGGCATAGTTAGCCCATACACCAACATTTGAGAGTACTGGTGCGGTTGCAATGGGGAAAGCTGCGCCTGAACCAACGTGGGTGCTGACTGAAGGCTGGACTCTCTTATCAACAAGAGCACCAGCTGAGGGATTTTCAAGAATCAAAAGTTCAGTCCAGTCACGGAAAGAAAAGTTAATTCTCATTTCATTGTAAGGAAGAGCGGCGGTTGGGAGAGCTACACCGCTATCACGAGTATAGAAGAGGGGAATAGGAAGATTCAAAGTGGCTGCGGGAAGACCAGTTGCAGAAGCACCGAGAGCAGGCGCTCCACCTGGATTAGTTGGTAGAGTAAGAGTTGACACATTACCAATCATATTGTTATATCCTACTTGTTTGTTGGCTGGAACAGTGAACGCAGCCCAGAAGTCAAGATGGTAGTTATCAAAACGAGCGGCAACCAAATCATTAAAGGTAATGTTACACTCTCTGATAAGATTGTGCATCAAGTTAGCAGACCATCTAACCAACAATGATGATCCTGAAGGAGCATATGCTGAATTACCAACAGCAGGAAAGGTAACTCTCAACCAAGTATGAAGCAAATAATCACCAGCACGTGAAACGCTGACAGACCAATCTTGGCCGAATTGAGGAGTTCCAGAAGAGTTGGAAAGTACTACTGGAACTTGGGTAAACCAAGTTGATTTTCTAGTTTCGCGAACGAAATAAGCTGTAGCTTCGAGAGTACCGTAAAGGTATCTTTCAATTTCATCAAAGGTAGCAAGGTCGATAAAACCAGAAGTAAGGTTTGAAGTTGTCAAGGACATTTTATTATATACAAGATATTATTTTTAAATAAAAATTTATTTAAAAAAAATAATGGGCTTAAATGAAAAGATAAAAAAAGAAATATGTGTTCTAACGATATAGATATACTGGTCATAGACGACAATATAAGGAGACAGTTCGAGCGAGATTACAATGAAATACCTATATACCAAGACAGGTTGAATGGCATACTAAAGATACTGGAAACACCCAACTTAAATATAAGATTAAGAGAAATCTTATTGACCAATAGAGACCAAGTTGTCAATAAGATTCATAATTTAGAGATTAAAAGAGATTATAATTTCTATCTATTTGAAACATTGTCTATCATTGAAACTTACAAGGAGATTCTGAAGATACCTCTAAAATTGACCTTTATTGGCAAGCCTAAAAAGAGTAACGATGAAAAGAAAAACCTAATAGCACGATACTTATCTGTTGCTAGGAACTACTACGATATAAGCAATGTCGAAAACAAGGAAGATGAAAAAACATCTTTTTCAATATCATGTTCGAACTGTGAAAATGTAAATAGTAATCTATTCGATATTATCGATAATAATATCTACATTTGTAACGTCTGTTTTAATCAGCAAATTGTCATCAAATATAATTCATCTTATAATGATATCGACAGGGTGAATATAGCTTCTAAGTATATCTATATACGAAAGGTTCACTTTAGAGATTGTATTAATCAATATCAAGCCAAACAGAATAATACTGTTCATCCTGATGTATATAGAGATTTGGAAAGAGAGTTTTTCCAACATCATCTTCTATTAGGTGATGAGAATACTCCAAAAGAGATTCGATTTTCAAGGGTAACCAAAAAGCATATTCACATATTTCTGAAAGAGCTTAACTATTCAAGTCATTATGAGAACATAAATCTAATTCATTATGTTATGACAGGAGTAAAGTCAGTTGATATAAGTCATTTAGAAGAGCAACTACTAGATGATTTCAATGTTCTAACTGAGTTATATAGCACAATTAAGCATATCAAAAGGAAAAGTTTTATTAACTCACAGCACGTTCTGTATCAGCTTCTTCGTAGACATAAATTCCCTTGTAATAAGGATGATTTTATAGTATTAAAAACAACTGATAGGAAGTGTTTCCACGATGAGATAACAAAAGAGTTGTTTGAGACTTTAGGGTGGAACAGTGAACCATATTTTTGAATTACAATTCAGTTTGATTTGTAATTTTACTTATTTCTAATTGAAACTGTATAACAATTTAAATTAGAACAAAAGCATCGTCGAATATTTTTTTACAATAGGGAGATATTTGTAGATATAATGAATTCCAATTAATTCGCGGTCTCCTTCCTTGCTTACGTTGGTCGTCAAATGTTTGTGTCTTATTAACCTTTATATTTTTCCATTCATCAGACACATATTTAAGTTCAACTCGATAAACAATATATCTAGCGTCAAGAAAGTATATTTCATCCCATTCAGAAGAAGGAGTAAACGATATTGGTCCATCTGATGTAAAACATTTACACTCTAATTTACCTCTTACTTTTGATAAGAGGTCTCCATTTTAATTATTAATCAATAAAGGAACTAATCGATTAGCTATTAAACTAACAATTGGAACTGATACTGCATTTCCAGCTAATTTATATAGATTCATATCTGATAATCCAGATAAATTATAAGTTGATGGAAACCCCTGAAAGTTAAAACATTCTCTTGGAGTTAACTTTCGAATTCCTTTATTATCTCTAACTATAGGAACGTTATGTCCACCAGAACCCATATTTGCAGTTAGAGTCGGGCATTCATTACTCTTATTTTCTCGAACATATACACGTCGATATTGATATACAGTACCTATTTTAATATCTGCATTCGATAGTAGTTCCCAAGTACTAGAACTGTTGGTATAGTAATATTTGTTTTGAATATTCTCTTCCAAAAATTCAGTTATTTTCTTTTTCTTTTTCTGTTCAAATTCAATACTGAACTTATTAAATACATCTTTTGATTTAATACATACTATGTATATCCTTTCTCTATTCTGTGGAATTCCAGTCAATTGTGATGTGTTCAAAATACGATAGCATACTGAATATCCTCTTGATTCTAGATTTTCTAATATTGTTTTAAACGTATTTCCATTATCGTGAGATACTAAATTCTTTACATTTTCCAATATGATACAGGCTGGTTTATGATGTTCTATAATAGATAATATCTTCCAAAATACATTTGACCTTTCATCGTTAAATCCTTCTTGATTACCAGCTATAGAGAACGGTTGGCATGGAAATCCACCGACAAGAATATCGTGACTTGGAATCATATTGTTTTCAATATCATTTAAATTAGCGCATGTTAATTGATGTCCGAAGTTATTATTATATATAGTTTCTGAATGTTTACTCATATCATTTGCAAATACAACATCAACTAATCCTGTATTCTCAAACGCATATGTGAATGCTCCTGTTCCTGAAAATAAATCAATCATTTTCAATTTAGCCTCTTGTTTAGCCTCTTTTGAATGTCTCCCACATACTCTTTTCCCATCACTCCTTACTAATTTAACCTTATATTTACATTTTAATCCCGTAGATTTAACATATTCTTCGCAAATAAGTATTGTTGTCATTTAATTATCCAACTAAGTTATTATTTAAATTCAATTTCATATTGTAATTTAAGGCTGAATCAAATAGTATTAAAATTAATAATGTGTGGAATTTTAACTATACTTTGCGAAAATGAACAAAACCAGCTTGATATGGTAATGAAAAGTTATGATATGTTGAGTAATCGAGGACCCGATTGTGGTACCTTGATTATGAATAGACAAATGATTCTTGGATTTCGTAGGTTAACTATTAACGATATGACTACAAAGGGCAATCAACCTTTTCGAGATGGAAATATCAGATTACTTTGTAATGGAGAAATTTATAATCATCGTGAGCTCGAAGAGACTTACGGTTTGCAATGCGAATCAAAAAGTGATTGTGAATGTATATTACATCTATATAAGATGTTCGGTTTCACAAGAACAATTGAACTATTAAATGGAGATTTTGCAATTGTATTAATTGATGGTGAAAGAGTGTATTTTGCGCGAGATTGTATTGGTGTCAGGCCTCTTTTCTACGGATTTACTAATGATAACAATTTTGCTGTTGCTTCATATGCAAGAGCGCTTACTGGTTTCTGTAAAGAAGTCGTTCATTTTCATCCTGGAATTGGAGAGTATTATAAAGGAAATATTGTAACAGAAACATATGCAGATATGTTTAATAATATTTCACCTTGCTTTTTGAATGTAAATGAAATACGTAAAACAATATATGAAACTTTAACAGAAGCAACAAAATTAAGATTAATGTCGGAAAGACCAGTTGCTTGTTTATTGTCAGGAGGATTGGATAGTTCTGTTATTGTCAGTATCCTGTGTAAACTGATAGGACCTCAAAATGTCCGAACCTATTCAATTGGAATGGAAGGTTCAATTGATTTAAGATATGCAAAAGAGGTTTCTAATTTCTTGGGGACAGTTCATACGGAAGTGTTATTTACTCCAGAAGAAGGGATTGCTTGTATTCCAGAAGTGATTAGAGATATCGAAAGTTATGATATTACTACTATTCGTGCTAGTGTTGGAATGTGGATGTTAGCACGATATATTAGTAAGAATAGTACTGATATTGTAATATTGTCAGGTGAAGGTTCAGATGAGTTATTTTGTGGGTATCTCTATTTTCATTATGCGCCGTCTGCAGAAGAGTTGGAAAAGGAGAGTTTTCGTTTGGTTGATAGGCTGTATGAGTATGATGCATTACGAGCTGATAGATGTGTATCATCTCATGGTCTTGAATTGAGAGTACCCTTCTTGGATAAGAATATGGTGAAACTATGTTTATCAATTCCTGGAGACATTAAATCCCCACAACAAAAGATGGAAAAGCACGTTTTAAGAACGTCATTTGTAGATTCATTTCTCCCTGATAATGTGTTATGGAGACGAAAGGATGGCATGTCTGATGGAGTTTCTGGTCTTGATAAGAAATGGTATCAGCATATTCAGGAGTATGTCGATACCATTATCACAAATGATGAATATGAACCATATAGGAATCGGTTTCCAAGCAAGGAAGCTTATTACTACAAAAAGGTATATGATGAACAGTTTCCAACCTATCAACCAGTATATGAGTACTGGTTACCAAGGTGGGTTGAACATGGAGGTGACCCGTCTGGTCGAATTCTAACGGTCTTTAATGAATAATTGAAATATGTGGTTTTGAATTTAAAATCAAATTCAAAATCTGATAAATGATATCTCTTCTTTCTGTTTGTAGTAATATATTTGAATTTGTTTTTTTAATATTTACTATATATAAATGGAAACATATGAATATGAAGAAAATAATATGGAAACAAATGAATATGAAGAAAATAATATGGAAACATATGAAGAAAATATGGAAAATCCATATGAAGAAAATATGGAAAATCAATACGAAGAAAATAATATGGAAACATATCAATATCAACAAAATAATATGGAACAAGGCATGAGAAATTACCAGAATTACTGCAATAGTGTTCGACCTGAGAGAACTCAGTTCGATAAAAACATGCAAAATATGTGGTGTCCTAGTTGTTGTGGACCTACCGGACCTACTGGTCCTACCGGACCTACCGGACCTACTGGTCCTACTGGACCTAATGGTAGAAATGGTAGATATGAAGGACTTAATACTGCTAGATACAGTTCTGCGGTTGAAGAATTGGATTTCCGTGGTAATGTTAAGGTCGCAGGTGTAAATTAAGAATCTAATAAATTAAATTGTTTTGCAATTTAATTTATCCAAAAGTATTTTCGCTCGAGATGTAAGAATACAAAAACATATCTTTATCTTTGAATCTATCATATATAATACTCATTGGTTCTGAAGTTGGAGGTAGTTGATTATCGAAGAATATAAAAATAGCTCGTTCTGAGTTCAATTTCATCCTTTTTCTCAGTATATAAATGAATTGTCCTACACTCAGTTCTTGAGGTACTAAATACTTACTTTTATCAAGAGGAGGAATACTAAGCCTAGATGAAGGATGAATTTCAACTATAACCGGTATTCTAGATGTAAACTTATTCATTATGTTTTGAGCTTGTTGTAATCTGATTTCGAAAGTATGCTTTTTTTTAAATTCGTGCAAATCTTTATTCATTTATTATAGATGAATAAACAATTATTTTACCATTGATATAGATACTAATAATATATTTAAATACACTCATACTCAACCGTATGCTTTATCAAATATAACACATATCAGTTCATAATTCATGGGAGAAAATGATAAAGCATAGAATTCTAACTCTATAGCGATAAATTCAGTTTACAAAAGATTTATGATACAATTCAAAAATTAAACTGTAAAATGATTTTTGTCTAAATAAGTTTGAATTTAGGTTTATTTTTAATAGTAAAATAATAACTAAGAGAAATGATTCCTCCTACCAAAGAAACGACTCCGACTTCCATCAAAAGATTGTTATTCATTTATATAATTTGAATTTAATTAAATTCAAATTTGAACTGATTTTAATTAGAAGAAACCAATTGAACGATATTTTCTTCTACCCTTTGAACATCGGCACCCATAATAGTATCTACAAGATTTCCATTAAGATAGAAGTGAAAGCAAGGTACTGCTTGTGGTTTCACTTTAAGTCTTTGATTTGGTAAACTGAGTTCGGCGTTCTCTTTAACAATACAGCAAACACCCTCTCGGTGATATTTGTTGTATAGTTCATTCAAAGGACCAATAATCATTTTACAAGGTCCACACCAACTTGCATAGTTATCAACTACGACTACTTTGTAGTTATTCAAATATTTTTCACGGTCGGCATTTGAAGTGATTTCAGGTAGAATAGAAGTTTCTACCTTTTGCTCGGGGGGAGCGAGAGTTCTTAATGTAGCGTAAGACATTTTATTTAACGACTATATAGAAATCTTTAAATGCAATATAAAATTATATTGCATTTATTATTTGATTCAAAATATGCTCCTACAACTACAACCACCTCCTCCGTTAACACCGCTAACCTGTCCTACTTGACCTTTATATACAGCACCATTCTCAACGCCGTTATTTACAGCGCCATTCGGTATAATGGCAGAACCATATAATACATTTTTACCATCACCGATGTAGTCTTTCCATTCAGGAAGAGACATAGTAACTTTAGGTTCATATCCCTCTGTAATTTCAGGTTCAAAAGGTTTACATGTCCAAGTATTTTTTAGAATAGAATAATTCATTTATTAATAAGAATATTAATAATAATCGTCTATAGTATGCATTCATAATTGGTTGTCAGTCTTGAAAATATAAAATGTAAATACCATTCAACTTTATTGGTAAAGAAATTAGGATATGATTATTCTAAATCAAACGATAATAAATTATTTTATTATAGTTTAAAATTCATCTGTATCTGGAAAGAAGTTGGGAGGTCGATTATCTCCAAAGATAAACAAGCCTGATTTATAGTATGAAGTACCACAGTTCCATCCTGAATTCCTTACATCTTGAAGGATACGTGTAACATATCTATCTGTATCAACTTGTTTCCGTAAGTTGTACTTCTTGAAGAAAGCACCCATGTCAAAGTAATCATTTTCGTCAAAGTTTCGAACCATAAGGAACTTGTAAATCTTACGCTTTAAGGTTTCATAGATAAATTCTTCTCGGTCTTGAGGTGTAACTCGGTCTCGTTGGAATTGCATTTATAACTACTGTATTATTTTTTAAGTTTTATTTGTTTGTATAATATAAAATGGAATCCAAAAGTGATATTGATATACTGGCTAGGATTAAAAGAAGAGGGGAAGTTGAATTGATTAATCTTTTATCAACTCCAGTGAAAAACAAATTGATTAGTGTTTCTGATTATGCAGTTCAACACGATATTGGAAATAAACAATTGTCGATGAATATCTTGAATAATTTAAGTCTTGAAGATATCTATCTAAATGTAAAACAAAGGAGAAATCTGGCTCTAAATTTATCAAAAAGCCTTAAGGTAATTAAGAAGGCAGAAGAGGGAAAGCAATGTAAAGATGTATTATCAAAATATATTACCTTTAAAAAAACATTGGGTTCAGGGTCTTTTGGAGAGGTATCTTTAGGTAGTTTGATACATAAGGTAAGTAATACTAATGTTTACAATCGGTTTGATTTTGCAGTCAAAATGGCAAGACAACTAAAAATTGCAATTTCACCTGAATATCATATTGCAAATTTGATGAATAGATTGGTATTAGACAATAGAGCTCAAAACTTACCTATTATGATGGATTCATATACTTGTGATAGATGTTCTTTCGGAGCAAAAACAATCACGACTAAGAGTGCTAAATGTATATTTTCTGTAAGTGAAATAGCAACAGGTGGAGATATGGTTGAATGGCTTTCTTCAAATCCAACTGAAGAGGCCCTTGATTCTGCCTTGTTTCAAATTATGGCTGGCATACATGCTTTACAACACTATTATTCGATAGTCAATACTGATATCAAGGCTCAAAATATACTCATTTACAATGTCAATCCAGGAGGATATTGGAAATACACAATATATGGCATGGACTTTTATGTTCCTAATGTCGGTAAACTGTTTATAGTTAATGATTTTGGAATAGCAAAAATATATTCACCACAGTTTAAATATTCAAATGAACTTAAAAAAAATGATTTAACGTCTTTAGGTGATAGGACATTCCTGATAAATAATAATAGATTTGATGCATTGAAGAATCCTTTTGTAAAGGCTGCAAAAATTCAAAAGTATGATTCAACTGTAGTTAGATGGGATGATGGTTCTACAATCAATATAAATAGAGTATTATTTAACCCTCATATAAACAAAATCATTTATAATCCAATATTAACAAACGAACAAAAGGACTTGATTGGTTTTGATTCTACTGATTTGAGATTCTATGATTCTCAATTGGCTCCGCCTTTAGAATTTATGGTTGATACACAGGATGTTTTAAGGTTATTTATTAGTGGGAAACGAATGTACCAGACATCTGAACACGTACGATATAAATTGAACCAACAGTTTATCAATCGAGTGAAAAGGTATAATTTAAATAGTGGTGCAAATACAAGTTATCATACATTCTTAATGACAAATGTAGTTCAATCGACAGACTTATCTAAGATGCTATCAGGATATTTCCTGATTGATTACTTTACCAAACAAGTCAACTATACAGTTCAAAAGAGTAAGGACGAGATTATTAGTCATATTAGAACGAGTTAGAAGCAATTGAAATCTAAATTGAAAATAGCAATATTTATATTTTTAAATACAAATATGGCAAATAATAATATGACAAATGAAATTAGAATTCAAAGTTTAAATTGGGATGTTGGTATTCATACTTCTTTTGAAAAGAAGATTTCCAATACACTACGAATAGCGATAGAAATGGGAACCTATTCAACCCAGTTCTTTATGGGTAGTCCAAAGAGTTATAATCGACAGAGAATATCTGATGATGATATAGAAGAAAGCAATCGAATGATAGATAGATTTCCTATGAATATCTTTACTCATTTCCCCTATATAGCAAATCTTAACGGTTCCGTTTCATCTTTAGCTTGGAATGGTGATTCTAAAATTGATGCTACAACCACTTTGATGTTAAATGAACTACAGTATGAATTATCTACCATTTCGAGATTGAATTCAATGACAAGTGGTGTCGTTATACATCCTGGTTGTTATCCGGACAGAGTAGTCGGATTAAACACTATCGCAAAAACGATAAATAAGATTGAGTTCAAGGGAAAAACAAAGTTGCTTTTAGAAAATTGTGCTGGTGAAGGTAGAAAGTTATGTAAAAACTTTTCAGAATTCAAAGTGATTTACAATTCGATTTATAAAGAAAAGTTGAATAATGTCGGTTTTTGTGTTGATACAGCTCATATATGGGGAGAAGGTCTTTATGACCTTAGAAGCATTGATGAAATAAAAAGAATGTTTATTGAGTTTGACAATGAGATTGGAATGAAGAATTTAACACTGATTCATTTAAATGATAGTGAAGTACCATTTGGTTCAAAAAAAGATAGACATTCAGTATTGGGAACTGGATATATATGGGGTTCAGATATATCTTCTCTAGTCTACTTATTGAATTATTGTAAGGAAAACAGTATTCCTATGATACTGGAAACCAATTGTATGAGTATGAATGTATTACAACAGATTCAATGCGAATAAAGAATAATTATATTTTATATTGTTAATCAATATAAAATTTCACGTAATATTTGAACGGTGTTTCTCTTTAGAAAAATACATTTATTCCGAAGTTGATGATAATGAATAAGTTGACGAAGATACAATAGTTAAACATGAATTCTTTTGTCGACCTAATTTCAGTTATCTCTGCTGGTGTTATATATGAATTATTTTTAACCAAACTTCCAATAATAGTGACCATAACGATTACAAGAAGGAATGCAGTCTCATTATATAGATAATCTTTCTTCTCCTTTTTCATCGCGGTTAAAATGAAAATGCTTATACCTGTCATAAATGACATACTTAGGATACCTTGATTGATGTTTTCAAACTTTGATTTTTCAATCTCAAAAGTACCGTTCTCATCATATATGCTGAAATAGTATGATATATAACTCATCAATATGGTAAAAAATAATAAAGATTTAACGAAAGCTAGCTTCTCATTTGTTCTGTTACAATAGTAGATAATACTGGTTATTACAACAGTAAAAATCAATCCAACAACATAAAGTGGTTTCCCACTTGTATCGTTATAATGATTGTATGTATAATCTTTCGTAATATTTTTAATTGTATATCCTGATGACAATGTCCCTTTATTTCCTAAACCATCATCATATTGCATAACGATTGATTTTCTTTCTACTATCTTGTCGAATACAGGGTCATACCAATAAAACCTGAATATCGAGAATGGAGTTTCCCCTGCAAGAAAGAATTTTTTAATCAATTGAGAATCAGTCTCAACATGATTAGAAATGAATCTTTGGTTATTAAAATTTATCATATCTTTCCAAGTATGGTCAACGTAGCTATCTTCAGGATATACTTTCAATTGGAAATTCTCATTTGCTGTATTGGGAATATAACGCCATATTTGCATCCAATACTTCATTGAATCATCAGTAGGATGCCTGATGAAGGGGTCTTTAAGATTACGCTTAATCCAATCTTCATAATTTAATTTGTTGGGGTCGTTAATTGTAGTAGGTGTTTTTAATAGATTTAGTTTGGCCAATAGTTCTTCCTTGATGAGTTTTTCTATCGAATCGGCATTTTGTACGTTGAAAGCGAGTCTTTCATCCATTTTTATATTGACTCCGCGTTTCTGTCTAACGTAGAAAATTACATTCTGAATAATTGTAAATATGATGATATAAGCGACTAAGTAAGACTTCAATTTGTCCATTTATTATACTTTAACCAATAATAATTTAAAAGAAAAGTTTTAAATGGAAAATGAGTATTTCAAATTTAAGAAAAATTACAAACGGTAAATCAGTATTTTATAACTCGCCTTTTTCAAACACTAACGAATTGGTAAGAACTGGTATTGATATGGAGAATAGCTTTTATCATTCGTTGCTACTAGCTTATGCTCAAGACTACTCTACTAGTTCAGTAGATGAAAAAAATGATATGGTACAACGGTTCATTGAGAGCATAACTAAAAAGGTACCAGAAGACGATTGGGAGCAACTCAACTCTGAATATAAACTTATTTCTTATAGTTCTGAAATTATGTTATCGCTTGCATCTTTTTATGAATATATAGAAACAAAGAAAAAACCCGAACTGGAAGCAATTCAAAATGTTATGAATAAACTTCGTATTGATTCTAATTTTGAATTATATGAAGCTATTTTTGAATTGCTTTCTTTCTCAAATTTTAAGGACGCGTTAAGGATGACTAACAGGGACTCAGCAAACGAATCTTTAGAAGATTATCGTAAGATTTTCATCTCTAATATTATTAATATCCTCAATAATTCAAGAGAGTTTAAGGCTATTGATATCGAAAAGAAAAAGTATATCATCAATATTGTTAACAACTTTTTGGTTACATTTTTTAAAGAGTTTGAAAAACAGTTATTTCAACAGTTCAAAACTAGATTGGTTGTTGTAGAATCGAAAGTAAATCCTTTTTTATTATCCGTAATATCTAGAAGATTCAAACGGGATATTTATCTTATTGATGGGACAAATAAACTACCTTATTCGGTAGAACAAATGGACGATAGAGGACGGAAAAGCATTCTATTATTAAGACTTGAAAATTCATTTGAATTAATAGGTAAAATTTTACCTAATAAAGAGATTGGATATGAGTTTGAATCTGATAATACAATTATAAAGAAGTTAAATATGTTTTTTCTTCATCCAGAAGGTGTAAGAAATAAGTATCCTGAACTTTCTCAATTTCTTTCTAATTCTGTTACTGCAAAATCACCTCGTAACTTATATTCATCAGATTCTGATGAAGAGGAAGACCAGAAAGCAAAAGTAAAGCATCGTAGAGAGTCTAGAAGTGAGCCTAGAAGTGAGCCTAGAAGTGAGCCTAGAAGTGAGCCTAGAAGTGAGCCTAGAAGTGAGCCTAGAAGTGAGCCTAGAAGTGAGCCTAGAAGCGAGAGTAGAAGTGAGCCTAGAAGTGAGCCTAGAAGCGAGAGTAGAAGTGAGCCTAGAAACGAGAGTAGAAGTGAGCCTAGAAACGAACATAGAAGTGAGCCTAGAAGTGAACCTAGATATTCTCAACCATTTTCGTTTAGTCAACATATCGAAAGACATAAAGATCCCTTTCAATTAGAAAGTAAAAATACAAGTAAGCCAAATGTTGATTCAAGAAGAGTAGAAAATCAGTCACAATCAAGAATGAATTTGAAAGAACTTATATATCAAAGCAGTTCAGAAGAGTCTGATTAGTTTCATTAATATAATTCAAAAATTATATTAATAAATGAGTGTAAAACCATATTATTCAACAAATGAACAATCATTCTTGTATGAAGATCCACCTGAATTCGTATATTATACAGATAATTCAAATTTTAGTTCAGAAAAAGATAGTATCGAATCATCATATACAACAGATATTATTATGAATGAAAAGGATACCATTGACTGCTATTGTATAATTCTATAATTGAGTTTCATTTTGAATTGTATTTTTATAAAATTGTACGGCAACTGGATGGGCAAATATCTTATCGTAATCAATAGCAATGATGCTTAAACCTTCTAATTTCTTTACTCTTGAAAGGGCTACATAAGCTTGTCCATAATCAAAAATATCAGTCAAATCAATTTCGACATAATCAAGACTGCTACCTTGACTCTTGTGAATAGTTGTTGCATAAGCAATCTTAAGAGGAATCTGTGTTAATCTCAAACATATATCATCACCGTCTTCAATATCCCAAATGAAATGAGAAATTGGTAGTTCAATACCGTTCAAAAATTTAACTATTGGAATATCATTTATAAAATCTACTACAATTCCTCTGCTACCGTTACACAGTCCGATTTGTAAGTCAAGATTAATGAGAAGCATCACTTGAGCGCCTATGCATAGTTGTAGATTTTCAGGCGCATTGCAATTCTTTTTTATCTTGTTAATAAAGTCTGTTGATACAATATCATTCATCTGTTTAATTTCCATAGTGTATTCATAAAATTCTCGTTCGTCTTTAGCTAGTCTATCTAGTTCCATATCATTTAGTTCGTCTACTTCAAAGTTCCTTGCATATAGTTTTGTTGGTTTAATGTCGAACTCGTTATTTAATACAGCTCCAATCCTAGGAGATAGTGTACGAATGACTTCTTCGTTAACAACACCAAAACGAAGGTAATTTAGGCAATTTTGAAACTCGCTATCAGATTGTCTTATGATTTCTGTAAAGATGTAAGTATCATGTATGCATTGACTCCAACTTGTTGCTTCAAAGCAGAACTTATCGGTGCCGACACAAGGTAATTGTAGAAAATCTCCTGATAAAATGAGTTGGATTCCTCCAAATGGTTTTGAATTTCCTCTAATCATTTTTGCTAGGCTTTCTAGTTTATCGAATAGAACAGGGTCAAGCATTGATATCTCGTCTATAATCAGACAACACAAGTCTCTCCATCTTTTTGTCCAGTTTTTGTTTGATGTTATTTTCTTATAAAGTCTTGATAGGTTCTCTTTTCCTAATCCTATTTTCAAGTAGGAATGCAATGTAGTTCCACCAACTAACAGAGCTGAAGTTCCTGTTGTAGAAGTGACAGCAATTTTCCTCTTGAAATTATATTCTTTAACATATGACTTAATAACTGATGTTTTTCCAGTTCCCGCTGAACCTGTTAGAAATACATTTTTGCCGTTTCTAATTGAATTGTAAGCTTTCAATTGCATATCTGTAAATTTCATTGTTTTATCAGGTCGATTTGATGCTTTACTTTCTGATTTGTTATCAGATTTATAATTATCCATATTAAAATTATATTGTTCAAAATTCATTATTTATAATTTTCATATAATGCTTTAATTAAATTCATTTTATTTTATATTGATAATCAATATAAAATATCATATTCAATATCTTAAAGATGTAACTTTAGCTTTTCCCATAAACATCATCTTAACTTCTTCTAACGTGGGTTCTGGTTTATTGTATCTTCTATTGACATAATTATGAAACTCCCAAAAGAATACGAATAGTTTCTCCCTTCCTGATACTATATCATCAAATTCATCATCTTTGCTCTCGATATAAGTTTGAGCATGACTTGAACATTTTTCGCATGGAAGCATTATTGGTATACCCTTAATAAATCCCTTCATTTTTTCAGCTTGAATAGGTGAAGCTTCAACTGGATATTTTGAAGCACCATTATGTAATGTAAACCAGAACGCGGGTCCAAAAACATCAGGAGCCGATGTACTTTCGTGCTCTTTTTCTTCATATATTAGTTTGAGTTCTTGTGTCTTTTTTAAATATTCTTGTTTAGATTGTAATCGAGTTTGAAGTTGAATAGAATAGTTTGGTTTCCTTTCTTTTTGTTGATTTTTGCTTTCGGTATAATACTCTCTAATTGTTTTGTAATTAGCCATTTATTATAGATTAATATTTATTAATATTGTTTTCAATTATATTAATTACAATTGAAAACGAAACTACTCTTCTGTCTTTTTTTCTATTACTCCTTTTTCATCGTCATCATCTTCTTCTTCCATAATAATAATCTCACGAATGAAGCATTTTTTCAGGTATTCATAGTTAATCCTCAATTCAATACTATTCAAAAAGTTCTTGAGAACGTTAAAATCAGGTTCACCGCAATACTGAACATCACACTTTATATCATTAGAATTAAAATCTGTAAATAACTCTCGTACTCGTTTATAGTTCAAAATAGAAGTGTCATGTTGTGTATTCATCTCTATTTCCTCCAAGCTTCCTAATGCCTTGATTAACTTAAAAGATGAAACAGAACCAACACCCTGAATATTGTTATTATAGTCAGTTCCACATAGTATACAGAAATCCAAGAATTGTTCACTTGATAACTCCAAATTTTCTAATAATGAGTTATAATCAACTCGAACACAAGTTGAATTACTAATATCTATTTTAGATAAGAAAAAAGGAGTTCCATATGCTAGTGTATCTGTGTCCTCTGATAATACAGCATCAACCTCTTTATCAATACAAAGTTTAGAACACATCTTTTCAGCTTCATTTGAAGCTATATAATAAGGAACTTGTAATATATCGAATAAGTCTCTTGTTAGTTCGTAATCATTAGAATTAATACTGATAATTTGACTCTTTTTTACTTTTAATTTTTCTCGTACAGCTTTTATATTGATTTCCTGAGGTTGATTTTTTAACAATCTCTTATTGTTTAAAGATGTTACCTTCAAATTGAACTCGATTAGAATATCATTAGCAACACCAGTCCTAGTGTATTGGACTATAGATTCCTCTATATCCTTAATCTGTTGTATCATATTCATCTTAACATTTCTTCTCTTCTCTTGTTCCTTTTGTTTTTCAATTGGAGCTTGACCATCGTAAATAAAGACACAATGAACCTCATTTTTACGAAGACAAGCTACAAGATTAATAAACGATATCAACCAAGAATCTCCACATACAGCCTTGAACTTATGCATATATAGAGATACGTCAATCGCAACCTTTTTAAAGGCATATTCAGATAAATGAATTACTTCAAAAGACTCTGGTGCTTTAGTCTTTAAGAAACTTAAAAAATTAGACTTGATTCCCATTTACTTTTACTTTTTATAAAACTGAATTTTCATTTTCATTTGAACTGCTTTAGACCATAAATTATATATGTATATTTACGTATCAAATTAAACTGGAAATAGGAAATTATATAAATAAATTGAACTGATTTAAATTTAAATTTCAATAAATAAATGAACGAATATTTTGTTTGGAATAATTATTATATACACAAGAGAATATTAGGTTCAGGTTCTTGTTCAAAAGTATATTACGGGATACATAAAATTAGGAATCAAGAGGTTGCTATCAAGAAAATAGCATTCGACGAACTTCCTGATTCAATGAAATCAAGGACAATTAAAGAAATCAATATTCTTCAGTCTATAAATCACCACAACATAATGAAATTATATGATTATAAGTTCGATAAAAACAAACTATTCCTAATAACTGAATATTGTAACGGAGGTAGCCTGAGTGAATGGTTAAAACGAGAAAGTAAAAATCAGACTGAAATTCTAAGTGTAATCAAACAAATACTAGAAGGATTTCAATACCTAAAAGATAACAAGATTATACATCGAGATATTAAACCACAAAACATTCTTATACAGGAACCACTTACTGTTAAGATTTGTGACTTTGGATTTTCTCAAACTTTCAAAGAACAAATCAATATGTTTAAGACTGTATGCGGAACTCCTTTATATATGTCTCCCGAAATCCTACATATGCAATCCTATACATTCAAATCTGAAATATGGTCTCTTGGTATATTATTCTATAACATCTTTTTTGATACTCATCCTTATGGACAACTTGAAAGTATGACTGATTATAGGGCTAAAATAGCAATAGAACCTTTAGTTCCTAATGTTACTATATTTGACCAAGAACTAAATACAGTATTTACAAAACTTATAAAATCAATGCTTTCCATTGAACCCGAAAGACGTCCTGAGATAAGTGATATTATTATCGCAATTAGGATAGCTGAAGAAGGAAGACACAATCATTTTGAGTTCGACGAGGATTACTTGAAGATTGATATTATCAATGAATATGACAAGAAAAGTATAGTATTAGAAAATATACGATTTGATAATTCTCCCCCATCTAACACTTTCTTAAATTCTCCTTTTCAAGGATACGAATCAAAAACAGAAAATAATATTGAGATATTTAGATTGGATAACAATTTAGAAAAAGGAATATTTGAGAATTACTTTAGTCCGGAAACAAGTTTAAAACCATTAAATCCACCACAATCACCTCCTTTCAATATGCCTTCACCTTCACAACTATTTGAACCTCTCAAGACCATTTTCAGTATGATGTCGAACTCGATTTCTAAATTTTAGATATTAAATCTTTTATTTAATATCTACAGCTATTTTCACTCTGTAACTTTATTTTTAGGACTTCTTTTCCTTCAAAACTTTCATCATCGCATATATTCATATTACAATCTAAATTACAACTGCTAATAAAAAGTTTAGATATAAGTTTAATACCAAATCACAATATTTGTTTTCAAGCGAATCAGAAGATATGAAGGAAGTCGAAGAGAATCTTCTGATAATTCAAAAATAATTAAATTCAAGTTTGAATTTAAAATGATAATCACATTAGACATCCTTTGCGTTAGGAACACAAGCACAGTTACAAGAACCATCAGTATAACTACCTCCTGGGCAAGCAGAACCACAACCCCAGTTATTAGGATTACCTTTTGTTCTATCATAATATCCTGGTGGGCAAAAACCTTTAGTATATCCTGGTGGAGGAATATCTCTATTTCTCTCTGGTGCCTTTGTTGTTGGACTGCTTGTTGGTGCCTTTGTTGTTGGACTGCTTGTTGGTGCATTTGTTGGTGCCTTTGTTGTTGGACTGCTTGTTGGTGCATTTGTTGGAACATTATTGGATATATCATCTGTTCCAGGAGAAGATGCCGAACTAGAAGATGTCGAACTAGAACCTTTTGTAGCAAATACAATAATTACAATTATTGCAATAACAACAACACCGCCACCTACTATTAAAATCTTTCTATCAATCATTTATATTATATAAAATATTTATTTTTTGTAAATAATTACAAGCCTTTTGGAAAGCATCTTTAGAATATCCAGGAGAACTCTTGTAATTGGATACTTTCATAGTTGAAGGGTTAGTCGTATACTGTTTTATTATTAGGTAAGCTAGCAATCTTGGTTATTTAATATATTCAGAAATATATGTCTTTTCTGATATTTTATTAATCTCTTTGAACTGGGTTATCGTTTGTTTACAATACTTATTTTTCATAAGATAATGATTCAATATAAATCACACTATATGTTTTTAATATATCTATTCTACCTGATTTCATCTTCTGATAGTTCGTTTATATCTCATATCATTTCTTATTAGAAGACATAATTAACCTTCTAGATAAGACCAAATTCTGTTGTAAAATAATCTATAAACCAAATAAGTATCTAAATTGTTGATTCATTTACAGTCTAGATTTATGTAATATTATGAAACATAATATGACATTATAATTTATTATCCGGAACAACTCAAACAAGGTTCTGGTTCTTGCTTTGACTCGTTATCTGTATTAGCTTTAATCATGTTGGGGTCTATAGTAAACTTAATTGCTCCGGTTGATGGTTTTGACCTGAGATAATACATTCCTGTCTTGAGTCCATTTTTCCATCCATAGAAATGACTAGAAGTTAATCTCTGATAATCAGGCTCTCCCATAAAAATATTAAGAGATTGAGTTTGGTCTACAAATGGTCCTCGTGCAATTGAACCTTTTAATGACCATATCTGCTTTATTTCCCACATTGTTTTATATATAGTTCGAACTTCTGATGGAATATCATCTATATTTTGGATTGAACCATCATGTGCAATAATCAAATTCTTCATATTATCATTCCATAATCCAACTGAAATTAAGTCTTTTACTAGATATTTATTTACAAGCACAAAATCTCCTGCTTGTGTCTTTCTAGTATAGATATTGTTGGTAAAAAATTCAAAGCATTCATTATTTCCTAATATCTGACTTGTTGATGCTGTAGGCATTAATGCTGTAAGGAGACTATTTCGTGTTCCAAATCTTACTACTTTTTCTCTAAGTTCTTGCCATTTAGAAGGATACATCAATTCACTCTCTCTTTTTTCCCATAAATCAAACTGAAACTTACCTTCAGAGAAAGGAGACCCGTCAAACGACGAATAGCTTCCAATTGTGGTTAAATTTGAATCTCTATCCAACTCATATTTACAAGGTTTCAATTGATGATACAATTCATTAATAGAAGAATCTGTAATCACTAACGATTCATCATAAAATTCTGGATGTGGTTCATTACTTTCTCTAAACCATTCAATCAAAGTTTTCATTCCTTGTGTTCGACCCATAGCTAAATCGTTAGAAGCTGTTACTGATGCAAGATAAATGGTTTCCATCATCTTGGAATTAAACGATACTGCTTCATCTGAATCATATGCAATTTTCATTAGAACCAATGCATCAGCTAAGCCTTGGATACCCAATCCAATAGGTCGATGTCTCATATTTGAGACACGAGTCTGTGGAACAGGATAATAATTAACATCAATCACCTGATTCAAGTTTATGGTCGCTAAATAAGCAATATCATATAACTTCTCATAATTAAACTGACCACCAGTTTGTTTATATAAGTCACTCCATCCTCCAATATGAACCAATTCTTCTGTCTCCTTTTTTGTAAATATTTGAGGGAAGGTAACTTTTTGAGTATGTAGAATCTCCTTTAATTTTGACAGGGAATCATTACTAAATTCAACTTCTGTATAATGTACATTATTGCTATCCAAATAACTCTTTGCATATCTACAATATTTACAGTTTGGTTTTGAATAGACAATCCATTCTCTCGTCATATCGAAATCAAAAGGTATAATGAATGATTTCAAAGCAATCGAAGCAAGATTGCAAACTGCATATTCTTTATGGTCTGAATATTGAACAATTTCATTACATAAATTTGATGATTTAATTGTTCCTATATTTTTCTGATTTGATTTTTTATTAACAGCATCTTTATAACTGATATACGGCATTCCTGTTTCAATCTGAGAATCAAGAATAGCAAGCCATAATTTTCGTGCTTTTACTTTAGTCTTAAATTTCCCTTCGTTTACATATTGCCAATAGAGGATTTCATAATTACTACCAAAAGCATCCGTAAGACCAGGACAATTATCTGGACTCAACAAATACCAATCTCCATCAACTTCAACTTGTTTCATAAATAAATCTGATACCCAAAGAGCCAAAAACAAATCTCTCGCTCTTTCAGTCTCAGAACCAAAGTTCTTTCGAAGGTCAAGAAATTCAAAGATATCAGGGTGATGAGGTTCAAGATAAATTGCAATTGAACCTGGTCTCTTACCTCCTTGGTCAATCCACCTTGCAATATCATTGAATACTCTCAGAAAAGGAACAAGTCCGTTTGACCTTCCACCTGTTCCTTTAATCAAACTGTCTTTCCCTCTGATATTCGACACATGAAGACCGATGCCTCCAGCCCATTTTGATATTTGAGCACAAGAATTCCAAGTGGTTGCAATATCACTTAAGTCATCGTTAGTTCCAAGGAGAAAACAGTTTTCACAAATCAATCCTTCCACATTATATGAATGGTCTTCATCGACACCAATAGTATATACATATTCAGGAGTCAAATCAGTTTCTGATACTCGTTTCACTCTTAAGAATTTCACA